GAAACAATATAAATAGCTTCGGTAATTTCCTTTGCTAATTTCTTGAAATCAGGTACTTTAAAATCATTTTTAGACATCTTTAAATAAAATTTAAAGGTTATTTATTTGCATTTTAAAAACTTTTGTATATTTGCATTGCGGGAGGCGAGAAATCTCCTACCGCTACCACAACAAATCCCTGACTTTGGTTAGGGATTTGTTGATTTTAGACTTTCCAATTTTTTAATAATGGAAATATAATCGTCTAATAATTCATCTTTTGTAAAGGAAATAGCCTTGTTTCCATTGACAAAATAGATTTCGTGTAACCAGTCTTTATCCTTAAAATTCATTATTTTGCCTTTTAAATTTTTAGTAATTTCATTCGCTTTCCAATCCTTAAAATTAGTAACATCATATACAATACTATGGTTTCCTTGTTTTTTAGCTGTTTCTAAATTACTTTTAATACTAGTGTATGATGACACTTCTTTTCGGTCAGCAATTTTTCCGTTTATTTCATATTCTGGGTTTTTGTGTCCTTTTACAATATTACTATCAATATGCGCCCTAATTTTCACATCCGTTTTTAATTTATCGACAATAACCATGGCGGTTTCTACATTGTTTACCAAGTCATTTTCATCAGCAAAAGGACTGACGAATACCTTTTTCTTATGTTTTCCATGATAAGCGGTGTCCATAGGCATGTTGTATTTCATCAGTTCGGCATTTATTTTGGCTTTGTGGTCTTTATTAAGCAGTTTGAAAAAAGAGCCTTTAGAGGTGAAAATTTCTTCATCTACAGCAACATTTCCTCTAAATTCAGGCAGTACACTTTCGTCTTCAAATTCTCCCTGTGAAACCTTTTCTGCGGTATTCATTACGGTACATCTACACCGCCAGCCATTCGGCGGATAGTAAGTTTTCCAAAATGGGTCATCTATGGGCTTTACTATTCCGTTAAGTGCTTCATGCTCTGGACGAACCCTGCTGTCCCCTACGGTTCTATAAACAAGGTTGGGGTAATATTCTCTCTGTTCTTGAAATTTTGTCCATAAGTGAGACATTTGGGCTCCACGCTTGGCTGTTTGGTACTCGGCATTAAGATAATTTCTATTAAACTGAAAATTCATTTTCTGCAGGTCTTGCTTAAACTGATATTCGGGCTTAATTCTTCCGTTTTTATCTAAAATAAGACTGTTTATCATTTCCAGTTCTGCCAAGGTCTTTGCAGAAGAAAACTGCCAAAGGTTCTTTTTAAATTTCTGGATAAGATTGTTAGGTTCTTTATAATCATAATCTACCCACTTTCTGCCAAATTCTTTTTTCGCTGGTTGAGATATATCCTTGTAAATCTGCTCTATCAAATCAGGACTTAAATCAGAGGGGCTGAGTTCCTTGTTTTGTATCTTTGTACTTAACTCCTCTATGAGCTTAGTATAATCAGAAAGGTCAAGCGCAGAGGGTTCTGCATCACAGCACAAATCATGATAAGAAGCCTCCAGCCTGCGGAAGAAAGAACGCAGGTATAAAAACTTATTCGGATTTAATCGGTGTTTCATTGGTATTTTCTTTAATGCCTAAAATGGGAATGCCTGTTTTTTGCTGGATGTATTCAGGGTCGATATAAAAATGCTGACCAAATTTGGTTACCAAATCAGCTAATTTTGCTGAATCAAACACTTCTGCATTGTCCCATTCAAAATAATGATTTTGCAAGGGAGCATACACAGGAGAAAGTTTTATCAGTCTTGGAATTAACTGCTGATTGATAAGGTTTTGTAAAAAAAGCTTGTCACTCTCAAATCTGTCTTTTGCTAACTGGAACTGAATTTCTACCGAACCCACAAAGCCTTTTTCATCTGTCAGCCCTGTCCCTCCTAAAATTCTTTTGGACATTTCCGAATTGGCACGCTCTATCAGGCTGTCAAAAACAGCTTCTGCATTATTAGTAGTAACATTAGGAATTTCAAATTTTTCTGCTCCTCTTCCTATCATAAAATTAGCTGCCTTAAAGGATACTGCCATATCCCAAAGTTCCTGCCCTCGTTTTTCATCTTCTCTGTCGGTAGTAATGAATAATGGCGGTATACCATATTTCTCTACAAAATCCAGCCATGAACCCATTGCCAGTTTTTTAGCTAAAATAATAGGAGCCATCTGCGCAAGTATTCCTAAATCCCTGTCTTTTCCTACTTGAATATAAAAATTGGCATATTTCCCAGAGCGGTAGTCCCAGCCTGTTTCTTCTCCATTTTCTTTGGTAATGATTCCTTTTACTGTATTGAAATTAGATGATGGTATTTCGCTGATTTCTTCTAACTCTCCAGCTTCATTGGTAACAAAAATTTCTATAAGTTTTGTTCCCTCAAATTTAGACCAAAGAGCCGTAGCGATAAAATCTTCAAACCAAGTTCTTTGGAATAACCACGATAAATCCTCGTTTTCTTCTTTTTTATCATTAACAATCTTAAAGTTACTTCTCTGAGAGTGGAGAATACGGCTTTCAATCACTGAAACAAGATGATTGTCTAATTTCAAATTTTGGTAAAGCTGGTGCAAAAACAACCGATTAGGGCTGTATTGATTTGTCGCCATAAGGACAGCTAATTTCCAGTCTTCCAAACTCTTTACCTGCATGGTTTCTGCGTTATGGGTAAGAGATGATGACAACGCTCCGCTTCGGGCATTTTTAATTGCTGCGGTTATTCTCAGCAGTCTTTCGTCTGCTCTTTTTAGAAAAAAGTTCTCCGCTTTTTTATATAAATTCTGTAACATTAGATGAAAAAGTTTTTGTTAGACAAATTGCCATGCATTAGTGAATCCTTAGGATTATTTGTGGATTCTTTGGGCTTTGACGGGAGGTCGCTCAGGGTCATTCTGCCAGTATTGAGTTTTTCCAGCGTTTCCATTGCCCACTTGTAATCCTCCTGATAGCCGTTATTAACCTTACGATAAACATTTCTTCGGACTGCCTCGTAGATAATAATCTTAGTAATAATCTTATCCAAAACTCCGTTTTTTACGGGCGGTTCTGCAAATATTTTTGCCACATCATAGTAGCGGTACAGGTAAGTTTTTACAAGGCTTATGGTTTCTGTTTCTAAATTCTCTATGGCCTGTTCAAAGTCGGCTGTGGATTCTTTTATTGCTCTTTCAAAAGCATGAGTATAGAGATAATTAAGGGTTAAATACTTCATTGTTAATAATTTAAAGTGTTTTTAATAAAAATAATAGTTTATCCAGTAAAGGCTACCAGCGGTGGATACCTTTCATTTTTCCAGCACGATAAGAGAAAGTTTTCCCTTTTGCTCCTACATAAAGTTCTAGTTCGGCAATGCTGTATTGGAAAGCATCTGGAAAGTCGTCATGAACTTTATAGCTTGGTTCTATTCCTTTGAGCTGAGCCAGTCCTACCTGTATATCTTTTTTAGCTTTTAGTTTTTTACTGAAATAAATTCGGCTGTTTTGGAAATAAGGATGCAGCTTTAAAATTCTATCATACTTTTTTCCTTTGGATAAATCCTTTTTAATAATATAGAGGTTGATTCCTTTTTCGTTTTGTACTTCTTCTAAAACTCTTTGTACTTCATCATTCCAAAATTGGGATTCATACTGCCAGTGAACTCTCACGGACGCAGGAAGTCCTTTTTGAAAATCACACATCCATTCTACAACTTCTTTCATTTTACTTTGTTTGCAGTAGCCGTCTATTAGGAAAAAATCTCTGTCTTTCAGCCCTGATACCGCAACAGCATTAAAGTCGCTGGTGGCAGTTCCTGCATAGGCAATATCCCAATGTCCTACAATTATTTCTAAATGGTCTAATCTTGGCAGGTCGCACCATTGAAACTGCTCATCTTTGAAAATAGCACCTTCCACATGGGGGGAGTTGTTGTATTCTGCATTAGCAGGAAGTGGTCCCAAATCTTCTTCTATGATTTTGAAATAATCAGGAGCGTATTTTTCTTTCCATGCAGGCTGATAGGTTACAGGATTATAAGCATTTACTTCATGAATAAACCACTTAGGTCTCATTTCTTGCAGAAGTGTCTGTATCATTACCTGTGCAAAGCGGTTATTAGAGTAGGTAAATCTCCTTATAGGTCCGTCCATAGTAGGGATAAGGTCTCTTAAAATCCATTCCGCTACTTCTTTTTGTCTTCTGGGGTTTTTGTTAATTTCCTTATCCTCCAAGTCGTCACAGTTGATGTGGGTAGGTCTTTTATTTCTTACCCTTAAACCTCTTACAGATTGTCCCATACCCAAAGCTTGTGCAATAAAGCCTCCTTTGGTCTGAAAAAAATGTTTTTCCCATGTTCCTAATTGTTTCTGTTCTCCGAAGTCAGCAAGTATTCTCGGATTAGCTTCAAATTCAGCTCGTATATCTTCTAACAACTGCTCTGCTTTATCTTGGGAATTTCCAATAAGCACAAAATAAACAGGTTCTCCTCTCAGCCAAAGCCAAAAGGGAATAAAGATATTATTAATGACTGATTTAGCCAATGCTCTCCCCCACTGGGCAAAACCCCTGAAAAGAGGGTCGCTGGCTACTTTTTTACCCCAATACAAATGAAATTCAGCAGGTTTGGAATCAGCATAATGCGGAAAATACCTTTCTATCATTTTCCCAAAATCTTTTCTGCATTCCTCTATTGCTGCTTTTCTCTGCTCTTTGGTTTCAAAGGCAAATTCAGACCCTGCCGAACGGGCAAAAGCTAATTTCTGTTTATAGCGTTCTAAGGCTAATTTATCTTTAATCTTCATAATGATACATAAAAATTGAGAAAATGAATTTTTGAGGAGTTTAAAGCTGTTTTAAAGAATGTTTCAAAGAATGTTTTTACACCAATTTAGCTGCAACATCTTCTAAGTGGTTTTCTTGAAAATCCAAAGTCTGCATGTACAAAGGCTCATTAGACAGCCTAAGAGCTTCAAAGATGCGTTCCATTACCTCCATATAGATAGAAAG